CAGTGCCGCCACGGTCTTGACCCTCTCGGGGTCTTTGGACAGCAGCCCGCCGCGCACGAAGGCGGCAGCGGCCGGAGGCACGAAGCCCGTCCGGTCGACGATGGCTTGGAGGTTGGACGCCGAAGGGTCGCGGGCGAAGGCCGCATCCGCCGCAGCCTTGTGGTCGTTGTTGTAGGGGTCGAACGTGCCGCCGGTCGACGCCAGGCTGTCGTACAGGTCGACGGCGGCAGTCTCCTGTCGGCGCTGCTGCACCATGTTGTTGAGGTTCTGGATGTCGGCGGCGTCATTGAGCCAAGTGGCTCGCGCAGCAGCGATCTGCTCGTCGCCAGCCGTGCCGTCGATGACTTGCAGGCGCAAGGTGTTGAGCCTGTCGAGATAGGTTTGCCGCTGCTGCTGTTGCTCGGTCTGGCGCTGCTGGTTGATGCGCTGGTCGGCCACGCCGAGCAGACGGACGCGCTCCTCGTAAGGCAGGTCGGCAAGGCGCGGGTCGGATGGAGAGGCTTCGCCCCCTTCGGCGTCAGCCCTTTGTCCGGCAAAGTGCTTGGCGCGCTCGACGCGCTGCTCCCAATGGATCACGTCTTCCGGGTCGCCGCCGTTCGTCCATCCCTGCGGGCGTTCGTAGTAGGACATGGCCTCGACGGCTTCTTCGATCGTCGTGGCTGCTTGCAGGCGGCGATAGGCCTCGGGCTCGCTCGTCCGCAGTTCGTGGAAGAAGAACTCCAGCTGGACGCTCTTGTCCTGCCACGGCTTGCCGCGCTCGGCCGCAAACGCTTTCAGAGCATCAGCGCGTTCCGCGTTCCACTGCCCGGCCCCGATGCTGTCAGAGCCGTCATTGCCGTCGCCAGGGTTGCGGCCGGCGGGGTTGATGCCGTCCAGTCCGCCGCCGCTCTCCCACGATAGGACGCCGAGCGCAGCCGCAGCCGCGACGTCAGACAGACCCTCGGTGCGGAAATAGTCGAAGTCGGCCTTGGCCGCGCCGGTCGGACCGACGTACTCGCCGCCGCCGGGGGCTACGCCGCCGAGAGCACGCCGCCCCTCCGCAGCGTTCCGCTCGATCAGCGTCATGGCCAAGGCGCTCGCAAGATCCTGCCGGGCCGCGAGGCGCAGGGCGCCCTTGGCGGCAGGCGAGACGCCCGCGCGCTCGATCGGCCACGGCGGCTTCGTAGTTCGCGGGATCTTGGCCGACACGGGTGCGCAGCGCGTCGACCGACGTCCTGATGCTCGTCTCGTAAAAGCGGTTGCGCTCGGTGAACTCAGCAGTAAGGGCGCGAGACGACAGGCCGCGCCGGACGTCAGCGTGTTTCGCGCGCCACTCGGCCTGCTCAGTCTCGGACAGTCCGCGATCCGTCGCCCACTGCTCGAAGCTGGCGTCGTTGTTCAGCATGAAGTTCTTTTGGAACTCCCACGCGCCGCCTTCCATGTTCTGCCCGGCTTCGGCCAGGCCCGTCTCGCTGTCGGCGACGAACTGCGTGTAGTCGGCGGCGAGCGTGAAGTCCCGAAGCTGGCGCTGCTCTTGCAGGCGCAGGAGTTCGGCGTTCTCCATCGCGCCGCTCATGTCGGCGACACCTTGCGACAGGGCTTGCAGCCCCTCGCCGATCTGCCCACCGAAGTCCGCGCCGGACGCCGAACGCGCCGAGAACTGCGCGCCGGGGAGTTCGTTGCGCTCGGCGGACGTCTTGATCGTTACTGCGCGCACCATCAGCCTGCCGCCTGTTTCGCTCGGGTTTGACTATTGAGGTAGGACGCCCGGCCGCTCAACGCCTGCTGGCCTGCGCCCATCACACCGGCCAGCAGCGCGCTGCGGCCACGGGACCGGGCGAGACGGTTCTCGGTCTGCGCGGACGCCTGCGCAACGCGGCCTTCGTAGACGGCGGACAGGGCGTCGAGTTCGATTTGACGCTGCTGCTGCTTGACCAAGTCGAGTTGCGAGCCGGTCAGTTCGAGGCCGCTCTGCGCAATGGCGGTGCGCGCCTCGGCCTGCGTCTGCGTTCCGCGCCGCTGGATCTCGGACGCCTTGATCGCGGCTTGCTCGACGGCCTGCGCACCTTGGATGTCGGAGACGCGCGCGTTGAAGTCCTGTGCGCGCTTTTCGGCGATGGCGCTGACAGCCGTGCCCGCCATCGACAGGGCGGTCGAGCCGAGGGTCAGCCCTCCCGACGTGCCGGCCGCAGCGCCCACAGCGCTTGCGACCGCAGGTGCAGCGGCGGTGGCCATCGAGATCACGGCGGGAACGGCAGCAGCGAGGAAGGCCATCATTTCACCCTTGAGAACAGGTCGTAGTCCCGGCCCTGAAAGAAACGCCTCATGGTGCCTTCGTGCTGGAAGCGTAGCATACGAGCCCACCGCTGTCCCGCCTCGTGCTCGGAGGCCACTTGGGCCTCGACGCGAGCGTGGGGTGCCGTCTCCAGCACCCGCAGAACAGTCTTGTGGATGACCGGCATGGCGTAGGCGATGTCATCGGTCAAGAGGCCCCATGCGTTGCCCCTGTCCTCCCATATCGTCTGGACGCCGCCTATGGCCAAGATGCGCGCACCATCGACCACCGCGAGGCCGAAGCCGTTGACCATGGCGGCGGCAAGATGCTCGGGTGTGGCATACTGGCCGAGCGCCATCTGCGCGCCTTGCAGCAGCAAGACGTCTGCCATCTCGGGACGCGCCGGAATGACGTCGATGCTCAAGCGTTATCCTCGGCCGGGTCGAGACGGCCGACGATGGCCACAAGCGTCAGCGGCAGGGGCTGGCTTTGCTCGACGCAGACGTAGCCGTCGGTGTCCATGGTCGCGGGCCAGGTCAGTTCGCGGTCGCCACTGAACAGTTCGATGGGCGCTCCGAACACGGCACCCGGATCGGTGTAGGGCAGCGGGTCGACGCGGGCAAACGTCGGCCCGGCCGCGCCGCCGACCGTGTCCAGCAGCCGCAGCCACACCTCGGCCAGCGACTTGACCTTCGTCTGCATCGAGCCGCCTGCGCCAGAGGCGTCGACGCGCATCGTCTTGAGGCGGGACGGGGCGTGGAAGCCGACGTGAACGACGGTCGCCGCATAATCGAGGGTGATCGAGCCGCTGGCCACGGTGCGGTCGGGGTGAGGGTTGCCGTCGGCGAGGATCTGCACTGTCGCGCCGTTGAGATGGGACAGGCCGGTGATCGTCGTGGTCGGTCCGCCCGTAAGACGGCTGATGCCGCTGTCGAGGTAGAACGACTGCGCCAAGCCGCCTTCGTAGAGGGTGTTGTCCTCCAGAACCTCGACGTAGCGCTTGGTCACGCCGCCGATGGTGCGGCGCACGATCATCCACAGGTCGTCGCGGCGGTTGTCGGGCTGCGCGATGGACGCGACGCTCTCGACGATGCCGAAGCCGGTGACGGCCAGGGTGCCGTCGGCACGGTCGGTGGCCGCATAGGTCGGTGCGCCGATGTAGTGCGGTGCCCACCCGAGCACGCCGCGCTCGCGGTTGTAGGACAGGGCGGCGAGCGAACCGTCGCCGAGCGCGCACCAGACGAGGCTGTCGGGCTCCTGCTGGAAGTCCATGTCGATGACGCCAGCGCGCAGGATATGCTCGGACAGGACGGTCAGTTCCTCGGCCGCATAGCTGTCCGAGCCGAGGTCGAACTTGAGTTCGCGCATCCGCCGCCCCGACCGCTGGACGAACAGCACAGCGCCGGCCGCGCGCAGCGGCTCAAGTTGCGTCGAGCCATACTCGGTCTGCGGCACGCCGGTCACGTTGTCGGCGGCGAAGACGGCCTGCGGCGTGGCCTCCTGGATCGACAGTTCGCCCCTGGCGCTGCCGACCAGAAGGGTGCGGTCGCCGACGAGCCAGCGGATCAGGTCGAGACGGTCGGTCGCCAGCTTGAGGTTGATGGCCGTCTCGGTGGTCAGGTCTGGACCCTCGAAGCGCTGGTAGTTGTCGAAGTTCTTGACGGCCGAGCCGTATACGTTGAGCCCGCGACCCCAGAACAGGCGCTCGCGGAAGAAGGCGACGCTGGTGGGCCAGCCGTCGGTGTCGTTGAAGGCGGCTCGCGCCCATCGGTTCGTGCCGCCGACGTAGACGGGCGTGCCGGTGGCCGGGGCTTCGCCTGCGATCACGGGCGAAGGGAAGCTGCCGGTCGCCTTGATGCTGTCAGGGATGTACGAGAGCACGTCGGCCGAGACGCTCGTGCTGGAGGTGAAGCCGGTGATCCGCGCCCATCCGTAACCCGAGTGCAGATACAGCCACGTCACGTTGTCGTCGCCGTCTTTGGCCAAGCCGCCGAGGTGGACGGGCGGCGTGCTGCCGAACTTGCCTGCGGTGCCGATGGCCACGGCCCGGTAGTAGTTGCCCTCGTGCTGGCAGGTGTCGCCCGCCGAGGCGTTTTGTTGCGCGACCCACGGCTGGACGTCGGAGAAGCTCTGCGCTTGCAGGAAGAACGACGTGCCGACGTCCGAGGCGCGGAACAGCGCGGCGCTGGACGTCAAGGTGACAGAGCCGGTGGTGGCCGACGCGCGCACGACGATCGTGCTCTTGGGGTCGACGTCGTTGAACGGGCCGTCGAGGAAGCCGACCTGCGTCTGCGTCCAGCTAGTCGCGCCAAGGCGGGACAGCTTGTACGGCGGCTTGGTGCCACTGGCCAAGCATTGCCACATGATGTCGGCGGACTGCGCGGTGCGGAGCGCCAGAGTGCCGTCGTCGGTCAACAGGTCGGTCGACGTCCACGGCGAGACGACCTCGTAGGGCGAACCGCTCGACAACAGTTGGCCCCGGCTCACCCAAAAGCGGACGTAGGCGTCGCCGAACTCCAGAATGTAGCTCTGCTCTTGGGAGAACTCGAACGGCACGAGCCACGAGCGCGCGTTGTTTTTCGTCGCGCCGATGTAGCGCGTCCCGCCGCGCCGGGCCGCAGGGCCTTGGACGGTCGGGATGAAGTTCTGCATGACCTTGCAGCCAGAGAAATACTGCGGTTGGTCGACGCGCCCGTCCATCAGCGGCGAGAGTTCGCCAGCGTTGAAGCTGCTCCAGATCGGTGCGATGTCAGCCACGGCTGAACCTCGACACCACCCATGCACTGTCAGGGCGTTCGGTCGGCGGCAGTTCGATGCCGTTCGTGCGCTTCGCTTCGGCCAGGGCCATGCGGTAGTCTTCTTGCGCGTCGCGGGTCCGCTGCTTGTCCTTGGTCAGCGTCGGAGCCATTTCGACGGCCAAGCGGCAGGTGAACGCCTCGACGAACCCTGCGTCCCACGAGCCGGTGTCGCCGCTCATGTCCTTGACGTAGCGGATGCGCACCGTCTCGTCGTTCGTCAGCAGCGTCCGGCCCTCGATCAGGTAGGGCTGCGACAGGCCATCGGTAACAGGTGACATGCCGTAGACGATCCAGTCGTCGTTGAACTGGACGAGGCGGACGAGGTCGGTCGGCAGGGCGAAGGCGGCTTTGAACTGACCGCCGGTCGGGTCAGACAGGCGTCCGAGCGACGTGCTGGTCAGCGAGAACGACCATGCGTTCTTGCGGAGTTCGGCACGAGCGACGCGGTCGAAGACCGCATCGGCGACGCGCGCCAGTTCAGACGGGTCGGCCAGCGTGGAGAGCCGTTGGACGCCGAGCTTGATGGCCGCGCCGTTTACGATGTCGGTCTTGCTGGTCATGCCTGCACCCTATCACGGGTTACGGGCGCGTGAAGCCCTGGACGTTCACATAGACGCCGCCAGTCACCGTGGCGGTCAGCGTCACGGCTTCGAGCAAGGTGTTGGCGGTGCCGCAGATCGGCACGGAGAAGGTCGCCTCGCTGCGCCGAGCGGGCCGTTGAACATCTGGACCGAGGCCATGCAGTTGCGCACACCCGCGCCGGCCGCAGCGCGGATGGTGACGGCGGTCGTGGTGTTCGAGATCCCGCCAGACGCAGCAGCGTAGTTCCAGTGGGTCGCAACGAGGCCGGGCTGCGTGACGATGCCTGCGGCGTCGCCGCGCTGGCGGGCGAAGGCGGTGCCGTCGAACACATAGCCGAGGGCTTGCACGGCCAGTGTGATGGTCCCGGTGCCGACAGTGTCGGAGCTGTTGCTGACCACGCCGACCGCAGACGAGCCTGTGTCGCCGAGAGAAACACGGAGCACGCCCCGGTTGGAGCACTGCAAGGGCGTGGTGACCCCGCTCGCTATCGTTGGAAGCGTCGTGTTGAACGCACCCTGCGACCGTCGGGTAGGTGGCCTGTGCGAACGCCGGAAGCGCGAACAAGGCCAGGGCGAGGGCCAGCAGGATCTTCTTCATGGTGCGCGTTCCTTTAGGCCGGGGGCCAGGTGTCCTCGCGGACCCTGTCGCAGATCGCTTCGAGGATCAGCAGGGCCTCGGCCTTGCTGACAGCGTTGGCGTCGTCGATCGTCACACGAACGGCGTTCGTGCTGATCGACGAGCCGCCGCTCTTGGTCACGTTCAGCTTGCTGGCCGGGCGGACGCCGTCGTACTGGAACTGCGCCATGGCTTAGGCCCCGGCGTAGATCAGGTCGATGACGAGAGTGCCCGAGGACGGCAGAGCGGCCGTGGCGATGGTCAGGTAGATCGGCGTGTCGCCGGCCAGTTCGTTGTCGTCCTGGGCGCTCGACAGGCCGAACAGGGTCGGGGCGGCGGCGGTGAACACCGCAGCAGCGCGAAGCTGACCGTTCGAGGCGTGAACCTTGTTGGTGCCGATGGCGACAACGGCCGTGCCGAGCGTGGCCGAGGCGTTGATGATGCCCATGACAAAGGCGCTGCCTGCCGGGATGACGGCCAACAGGATGTTGTCGGCGGTGGGCTGCGAGGCCAGGGTGATGGTCGCGCGGTAGCGGCGCAGGCGACCGCCCATCGCAGGCACAGCGGCCTTGACCTGCGGGAGCGAGGCGTAGCCTGCCAGTTCGGTGGAGTAGAGATCGGCCATGTCGGGTAATCCTTGACTGGAGGGTTTCGGGGATTAGCCCGTGGTGACGACTTGGACGACACGCTTCTCTTCGAGGCGGGTCGCACCGACGGTGGTCTTGGCGTAGACCTGGGTGGCGTAACGCTTGTCGGCCCGCTCATCGACGCGGGTCGTGACGTCGTTCCACATGCCGAGGTGCATACCCGAGCGGACCCACACCGGCAGCAGGCGGTTCGAGCCCGAGGTCATGGCGGCGACGGTGGCGTCCTGATAGGCGGCGGCGTCGTTGAACTCGACGGGCACGAAGTTGATGCCCATGAAGGCGGTGACGCGGCCGTCGACCAGGGTCGGGCGGGTGTTGAAGTCCAGCGACACGACCTGCGTCTCGTTCAGCAGGGCGTCGTGGTCGGAGGCGGTGATCGCCATGAACACCTGCTCGGTGTCGAGGTCGACGCCAGCAGCCATCAGCAGGCGCTTGGCAGCGCGCAGCTTGGCGACGTTCAGGTTCGAGGAGGTGCCGCCGACGTTGACGCCGACGATCTGGCCTGCGGGGAAGGCGGTCGAGACGGTGCCGTTCTCGCCGGTCGCGGACGAGGCGTAGAAGGCTTGCAGGATCTCGTCGTCCTGCGCGCGGCGCATCGAGTTGACGGCGTTCATGGTGTACGCCGACTGCGGGTCGATCAGCATACGCAGTTTGTCCTGCTGGTCGATCAGGTCCGCCCACTCGTAGTCGTTCGGGAACACCCAGCGGGCGTCACCGGGGGTCGAGATCAGCGGCGTGTCGCTGTGGCGCGACAGGTTCTTCACCGGCTTGACGGTGCCGATCTGCTCGACGGCCTTCGCGGCCTTGCCGGTGTAGGAGCCCTGATTGACCGCAGCCGACAGCTTGCCACCCTTTTGGGTGAGCAGCATGGCGACGTTGGTCGAGTACGACTGGACGAAATGGACGGGAACTGCGGTTGACATAGCATCAGCCTCAAAAGAAAGGGTTGACGCCAGTTGTCCACGTTTCGCGGGCCAGCAGGTGAGCGACGCAGCGCTCTTCCTGCTGGTGTAGTCTCAAAACGCGAATGTCGTCAAGCGGTCCCGGTGGCGATTTTTTGCAGACGCTCCATCTCGGCGATAGCCGATTGGCGCGTGGCTTGGTTCGGCGAGTTGTACCGGGCCATGAACTCGCTGTCGTTGAACTTGCTCTGGATCTGCGCCTTGGCTCCTTCGGCCGACACCTGAAAGCCGCCGTTCGAGTTGCCCGCATTGCCGGGCGCACCACCGCCGGGGTTCTCGACGAGGTTCCGGCCCTGCGCGATAAACAGCTTCATCAGCGCCTTGGTGCCGATCACCCGCTCGATCTGGCCGACCTGTTCCTTGGTCAGCCCGGCGTCCTGCTCTGCGGCCTTGAAGGCCCGACGGCCAAGCTCGGCCATGTCGTTGAACTTGTCGCCGAACTCACCGGCCAAGGACTTCATGTCCTCGATCGACTGCTTCTCGAACGCAGCTTCGCCAGCGGCGAGGCTTTTCTGGTACTCGGCCACGATCTTGGCGGCGATGGGCTGCGGGGTGCCAGCGGCGTGCATCCAGTCCAAGGACGTCTGGACTTCGGGCGGCATATCCTCGGCCTTGATGCCGATGTCGTAGTCTGTGGCCTTCTCGGGCACATAGCCGACGAGCGCCTTGGTCAGGAAGGCTTCGGTTTCCTCGGGCTTGGCGTCGGCCTTGGGCTTGATGAGCAGCGTGTCGGCGCGGACGTCGGCGGGCAGACCGAGCGTCTTCTCCAGGCTGACGTAGCTGTCGAACAGGTCGGATGGACCCTTCCAGTGCTTGCCCTCGACGTAGGTCGCCTTGTCGGCTGGCACGATGTCGGCATACCACGGCTTGTCAGCCGGGGCTGGCGCAGCGGGCGCGGCTGGTGTTTCAGCACCGGGCGCAGGAGCAGCAGCGGCGGGCGTTTCGGCGGCAGGGGCGGCGGGTTCAGCACCGGCCAGTGCTTCGGCTCCAGTGGTCATCGGGCTATTCCTCTTCGTGGGTGATGTTGGTGACGGTGTAGTCGTCGAGGTTCAGAAGCTGGATGAACTCGTCGAAGAGTTCACGGCGGGAGGCTGCGGCGGCGGTGGCAATCGGGTCGACTTGGCCGTCACCACCGATGACGACGAGGCGCGTCCCCCGCGTCGCGTGGCAGGCCCGCTTCATCAGCCAGATGAAGATGCGGGCGTCGCGCGACGGCGAGCCTTCCTTGAGGAACAACCGGCGCACGGCCAGTTGCCTGCGCAGCAGTTTTTCCGGGGGACGCTGCCTCACGAGAACCGTTGAGCGCGCAGCGTCTTGAGGTGGCCGTGCAGGTTGGCCACGGCCGCACCGAGGGCGTTAAGTTCGCCGACGTTCTTGATGTCCTCGACATCGAAGTCTGCCGTGACCGTGCCGTCCTCGTAGATCGCGCACACGGCGAAGCTACGGACCTGTCCGCGCTCCCACTGTTCGGCGTGCTGGTGGAGTTTCGATGCCGCTTTCGCGGGTCTGATGATCGACATTCGTGCGCCTTATCCTAGAAGGGGGCTGCGGCCATATCCTTGTTGGCGGTGGCCAGGGTCTGTGCGGTCTGCGCACCTTGTTGCGAAGCGGCGAGCAGGCGCTGGAG